TTGCAAAGCAGTATAGTTTAATTAATTTTTAATTGCAACAGAGTTATGCTGGAGACAAGATTTCGTACTCAAATTTGTGACGGAGAACAAAAATGAGGAAATTCAGAATGATGCTGGGGATGCTTGCCGTTTTGGCAGGTGTGTTTGCTGCGGCGTATTGGATACATCCGGTTGATTTGGCAGATGAAATTTTTGTTCAAAATCAGGGAAAGGCATTGTTATGGAGCGTGGTAGCCAATGTGGTGCTGGGAATTGCGCTTTTGTTATGGGTTTCTTTACGACAGGAATGGCATACGGTTTTGGTATCAGAAAAAGAGCCGGACCGGCGAAAGAAAATATTGCAGGCACCGTGGTTTGGCTGGGTTTGCTTATTGGGGACGGCGATTGTTTTGTTTTTGCTTTTTCCGGTAGTAACAGTATTTGACGATCCTTTTCATTTGCGCGAGCCGGCGCTTTTGTTCCTGATTTTCGGGATTGTCTGGGCGAGGATGCTGACGGTTTATGATGATTTTCCGGAAGCCTCGTTTAAGAGGAAGTTGCTGGAAGCGGTTAAACCGGGGGGTGATTTGAAGAATATTTGTCGGATTTTGCTGCTGGCGGATTTGTTTTGCATCTGGTTGGGATTGACTTCTAAAGGGATTACGGGTTTGTGGATGCTTTATAATCCGTTATATTTGATTCCGGCACTGGTAGCCTTATATTTTTGTCTGAATAACATGAAGTATTTTAATTTGGTTTTTATTTGGTTTTTGATCTTTCCTTCTCTGGCAGTCATTCTTGATAACGTTAACCGCAGTCAGTCTCCGGTTTTGGTTGAAACGTCCATAGAAGTTCCGAACATAAAATAAGCGTTGACAAAATTTCAAAAATAATCTAATTATGGGCTAATTTATTTTATATTTAATGTATTACTAATGTATTACTAAAAAATTTTTTTGTATGAACAAAATTTTAATTTATGCTGCAGTTGCAGTTCTGGTATTAGTTCTGATTTTGGGGTATTGGCAGTTTTTTGTCGGCTATGCTTGCGGTCTCGCCACGTTTTGGTTCTTAGGGGAGCATACTCTGAGGATGGCGGCGGGTAATTTGTGTTCCAAAGGCAAGGAAATCGGAAATGAGCTGAAAGAAAAGGTAACGCCTTCTGCGCAGAGGGAGGATATGGTTATTACGGATTCCTCGGTTATGTCAGCGGCGACGCCCGGTATGTATCAGGTTATTGTAAAAATCGGACAGAGGTGTTTTCTTTTGCCGCCGTCTTGCGATAACGTGGTTCCGACAGAATTGCAAAAAGGGCAGAACATTGTTTTGGAAACGAGTTATCGTTTTCAGGATATTTATGGGATGCGGACTATGTATGCGATTATTGCCGGCGGAAAGGTTTATCCGGTAAGCGCTTCTTAAGTGGCATTAATTTAGAACAAAGCGTCGGGATTCCGACGCTTTTTGCGTTTTTTATTGCGGATAACGCTTTGTTGAGGATAAATCTTTTCCAATAAAAAAGCCCCTAAAAGTGCATTTCTTGTTTTTATGGTGCCGACAGAGAGGGCTGTCCTCGCGGCCTTATTGGCCGGCTCGTTCCACATCATTCGCTCGCTTCGCTCACCGGCGTTCTCCGCCCGCCTCTCATTCGTAGTCAAACTCCCTTGTTCGGGAGTTCGAGTGGTCTATTCTTATCACCACAAAAAAAACCTCCGCGAGGGAGGCTTTTTTATGGTGCCGACAGAGAGACTCGAACTCCCGACCCACTGATTACAAATCTTTTAAGTAATTGATTTTTCATATTTTTAAGTGATTGATTTTAAATAAAAAATCATTAGTCGGCAAAGGTTACAAGCAATTTTCCCAAATTTTAAACACATTTAAACTGCTCATTGGAATCGCAAACTGTATGTAGTTCACTCACTCGGCACTCACTTGTTTAATATAAATATCAAAGTAAATCAGGTGTAATATCTGGCTCAATATCTATGAGAGTTTCATTAATATAATTCATTGGGATATAATACACTTCTTCATTAATAATTAAATAATGAGCTGGTGATAAAGTACCTGTTTTTGCTTTTTGGATATGCCCATCAATTTGTTCATATTTATTATCGTTTGGAGGGAGATGTTGTGGGTTATATAAATAGACTTCATTATTCAACGACATCTCATCAATACCTTGTGGAATTCCTCCAATACATTGAATATAAAATTCTCTTGCTGTTGTCTTACCATTTTTTTGACACCAATTATAAACTTCATAAATAAATTCATCTTTTAACTTATATACATTATTATCTTCTGACAGTGTTCGTAAAAATCGGTTGTGGTTTTTAACAATTAAATCACCGACAAAAAATGATGGGTCGAAATAATCCATTAAATTGAAGTTGCCTGCTCGCGATTTAGAGCATAAATCTATCAATATTGAGTAAAATTTAAAAAGACTATCTTTTCCTAAATGTATTTCACTTATTATGCAATTCTTTGTTAAACTGTTATTATAAATGCAATCATTTAAATGATTATTCAGATGAATTAAAATTCCTTGATTAAGTACTATAACCAAATTAGGGTAATATTCTGCATCATTTTTACTCTCCCATTCTTTTATATTATTACGAAGAGACTCTAAAGAATTATTTGATAATTTATAAGCAAATATTATTCCAAAAGGTTTAGGCCGACGATATGAAATAGTTAGCCCTCCTTTATTTTCCTCAATAACACTATTTATTCTAAGTTTTTTTACGGATTTTATGTTTTCAAGACCTTCTAACAATTTCTCTTTTGATAAACATGATTTAACTTCGATAATTCCACAAACAGATTCTATAGGAAATATTTTTAAGTTATCTTTTCCTTCAAAAGATAATCCTTCTACACTATCATAAATTATTAAATCAGATTGTTTAGATACCCCTGATACAGAACTAATAATTTCACCATTACCAATTGCATAACGCTGAGGCAAACGACCATTTTCCAAAAATTCTTTTAATGATTTTTCACGATATTCTCCAATATTTCCATTATGGTTAATTTCAGACGAATTTTCAAAATCCAAAATAAATTTATCACTTAAATTTCGATATATCTTTTTTATATTCATCGTTGTTCCTTTTATAACAATTTATAATAGCATATAAACACATTGTAAAAAATCAAAGTTTTTCTAAGATTTGTGCAATAAAAAATATAAACAAACAACAAAAAAGTTATTGACATTCAAAAATGTACACTATATAAGGAGTTTCAGTTAATTGCCAACATAGCTCAGTTGGTAGAGCTACTGATTTGTAATCAGTGGGTCGGGAGTTCGAGTCTCTCTGTTGGCACCATTAAACCCCTTGGTTTTCCAAGGGTTTTGTTTTATCTGGGATAAATAAATTTTACCCATATATTTTTTTGGGTGAGTGAAATTTACAAACATATACGCTGAACCCATTGAAATATATATACTTTCTTTCAAATTCGTGTGAGTAGTAAAACCATATACAAGCATAGGTTGTTTAAAAGTTGTTTTTAGCATTTTATGATTGAATTTCAAGAAGACCAACTTTATGATGGGTTGTAACCAATAATTTAAAATGTTACAAAAGAAAGGACGAATATGGCTTTTCCCACTAAAATGTATTTTTCTTTAAGTGAAGTTTCCGCAAGATGGCATAGACAAACTAAAGATGTCGAATATTGTATAGAGAATGGTCTTCTTAATGCCCATATTAAAGTTTGTTCTGTAAAACTTACTTCAAATATGCTTTTAAACAAATTCCCTCATAATTCTCAAGAAATATATGAATATACCGGTTGTAAACGTATAACGCCTGAAGATTGCCATATTTTATTTCGTCACTATAAACGGCAAGTTAGCGAATTTATTTCCAGCGATGATACCCAAAGAGAAAAATTAGTTTTTCCTGAGAAAATAACAATAAAAAAGGTAGATTTGATGATTCTTCTTTGCGATTTAAAACAATTTGAAGAAAAATACCAATTAAAATATGAAGAACAAGAACTCCCATTATGGAATAATAATGCCTCATCATCAGAAATCGCAGTCAATAATGATTGCGATTTTTTTTATATTGGAAATACTCTTTATTCTTTCGGACACATCCAAGCAAAAATAATTCGAGAACTGCATAAAGCAGCACAATCTCCCAACCCTTGGCTTTTAGGAAAGAATTTGTTAATAGATAGCGGTGCGAGAACACAACATTTAAAAGATTTATTTAAATCTCATCCAATATTACCCCGAATAAAATATCGGGCAAAAGGTTATTACAGTTTGTCTTTAGAAAAGTTGTCCACAAATAGCTAACCCTTAAAGTCTGAATTTAACTCGGACATAAATCCGACTGTTTTTTACTTATCAAAACAGTTTGGATGTTTAACTCTGTCGTATATCCGATTCTATCATATCCAGCGTCATACTTATCCGACTACAAAATTCAAAATATATTCTTCAAAATTTTGCTGTAAACACAACAAAATTTTAAGAGGAAAATTATGACAGATGTTAATTCTAATACTTATCTAACGACAAAAGAGCTTTCTAAGCGTTGGAAAATCAATCCAAATACAATAGAACATTGGCGCACTCAAGGATTCGGCCCTGAATTTATAAGGATTGGGCGTAAGATATTATACTCGTTAGACAGTATTATCGCTTTTGAGAATAAGAGAAAAGCCCAAAATACGGCAGAAAACAAGCAATCTCTGTTATCTGCGTAAGTGCCATGAGCGGTTGGATAAAACTTCACAGAAAAATTACAGAATGGGAATGGTATAGCGATGCAAATACCTTTCGTGTATTTATGCACCTTTTGCTAACGGCTAATTATGAAGACAAGCGGTGGCGCAATATTGATGTAAAACGCGGTCAAATCATAACCGGCAGAATGGAGCTTGCACAAACATTAAGGTTAAGTGAACGCCAGATACGAACGGCTTTGGATAAACTCAAAATGTCCGGTGTTATAACCATCAAAACGACCAACCAGTATTCGCTGATAACTGTTGAAAATTATAGCTGTTTTCAAAATCTTTCTGCTGAAAATGTCCAACCAAAAGCCAAACATCCGACCAACCAAAAGTCCGCCGAAAGTCCATCTAATAGCCAACAAAGAGTCCGGCCAGTGTCCACGACTCAAGAAGATAAGAATTTAAAAACTAAAATATCCTCATTACATTCGGATATTTTATCAAAAAGTTCTCAAAAAGTAGTTGTATCAAAGAAAATGAGCTTTGCGGATTTGTTGAAATCCAAGGGGATAGCATAATGTCAGTAGTCGATATGCTAAATAAAAAACACAAAGTTATGAATTGTGTGTTCGAAATTCTGTACGATTTGTACGGAGAGCCAGTATGGCTGAACAAACCAAAAGACGGGCAAGAACCTGAAAAAATTATTGAACAATGGATTAAGGAACTTGGGGATTATTCAGAAACCCAATTAAAGCAAGCCTGCTATAATCTTTTCAAATATAAGAAAGTGGCGACATTTCCAAAATTGGCTCATATTTTGGCAGAACTCAGCGATCAGCAAAAAGACTGTGTTCAAAATAAATCATCTCAGACGCATTTTACCGGTGTATGCCTTGAAGTAGAATTTATGCGTCGTGATATTCGCCTCAATAAATGTAAATACACATTACCAATCTATAAAGCTGCCCTCTATTACACAATTAACGATTTGCTCAAAATGAAAATTGGTGAACGGGAATATATGGAGCTTGAACACAGCTACCGCAATGACGGTATTCAACTTCGAGGAATTCAGTATCGAAAAGCAGTTGAACTTGGCTTGTTTGATAAGTTTGATGAAACATTGGGTAAAATAGCAAAGGAGCGTGGCCATGGTTAGAATGTCCAGAAAAGAACTTTTGGAACGTTTTGAAGAAGCTGTTTATATTGCTAAGCGGTTACCGCCTGTTTTGATACCAGGCTGTAAAGCTGCGTGGCCTGACATAATTTATACGCCACTAGAAATTTTACAGCAGGAAAAACGCCCAATAAGATTATGTCCTTCACCGGAACAATTATCAAGATTAGATGAAGTATTAAGCTGGACACCGCTATTAACGGAGTTTGAAAGAAAACTGATTTGGTATAAAGCACAGCGAAAATCATGGAAATTTATTTGCACCGCGCTGGGAATATCTAAAAGCTCTGGAAATGAAAAACTGAATAAGGCTTTAGATTATTTGAATGAAAAGATTGACCAGATTTGATTATTGACAATCTCTTATTGTACGGAACTGTATTAAACTTTAAAAAACTTATCCGTTCTGTAATCGCATATTTTTGTATGGACATTTTCAAAAGTTTTCCGTTAATATTTAGATATGATGAGAAAAGGTGTCGGAAGACATCTTCTCTCATTTTTTTATGCGTAAAATCTCTCCAATATTCTCTGGGTCCTTCTGGAAGATAAACCCTATAGGGGTGGCTCAAGTGCGGCATATTTTAAGCCGACAGCCCGAAAATTTTGGTTGACACGGTTGACATTTTTTATCTTCTTTCTTGGATTTTCAGGCATTTGAGTCCTATTGTTCCGACAATACGCATAAAAAAATATTATTTTGAA